GAAAAACAAATATGAAAGTAAATGAAGAATGACTTATCTTTTGCTTGAAAAACAGGTAGAGGTATATATGTGACTTGTGTATGTTCTTTAATCTGGATTTATTAGTTATCCAAATTAAAAAAGTGAAAAACTTTCGCCGGAGCCCCTTCCTCGCTCCTAGGCCGTGCACAGCAACTTTCCTCCGACTTCCATCGGATTCTGATCTATGCTCCGGACTAGTTTCGCTTGGATCAATTTCCCAAGCTAACTAATCGTCACTCCTTACTTTGTCTGGTCGCCGCGTTTTCACACCATCAACCAGTCCATTTTGGGAGTCTTACCTTCAAGACTAGTAGCACAATTACTACTAATCCCTACACCAGGCATTTAGGCGTCCACTCTGTTCCCAAATCCTTCGTGCGCCATCTCAGCGCCATACCCACGTCGTTATTTTCCCCCAAGACTTTCGTCAAGAGGGTCGGACTACTTATGGGATCTCGTCCTAAGTGTATCAGGTCTCATCACCAAACACACTTTTGCTTTGCTACATTCCAAGAATTAAAGGGATGGCCTCACGGTCCCACCATCTTAACAACTGTCTCAAGTTGCCTAAGATCTCATCACACCCTGTCCCTAATTGCTTGCGCATGCGGAACCTTCAGGTGAGAGCTAATTGGTAGCATCAAAGTCTATGGAAGCACTCTCCATTACATATACCGCCCCTTCTCATCGCGGTATAGAGTCGACACCGCCCAAAACCCTTGTCGTCAAACAGAGGGGTTCAAATTAGTATCGTCCTAGGTCCCTGCTAGGAGGTTCCTACCACTTACTTGATTGGAATGAAAGAATCCGTTTTTCATGGTTTGTGTAATAAACCTAAATGAAAAACGCCCCAATCCCGTCGCGTTTTCTGTCATACACCACCATTCCTACAAAGCTGCAACCCGTGTGGCTTTCGCCTGGTACCCTTCCCTAGTTTGGGCCTTGCAATGTATCATTAGTATGTCCACGGGACCCCAGAAGAGTCCCTACACTTAATATCATTGGAATCAAGAAATCCGTTTTTCATGGTTCGGTATACGAGATACCATAAGGAAAAAAGTTTTCCCCAGCTTCACTCTAGAAACTGACCCCCAGTGGAGGCTTTTAAGGTGCCCCATCTCTTCTCGCACCTTTTTACGTCACACCCTACCCATCCCTATTAATCAGCAGGCCCATGTCATTGGTCCATCAAGCCCAATCCCACCAGCAGCTATCTGCTCTGTGTCCATTGGAGAGATCCCTTCCTAAGGGCATCCCATTAACTCGGCTTCGTATCGCGACAGGAGGTTTCCCCACTGATCTTTCAGAATCGTAACTGACTCACCCTCTCCCAAACGGCAGCAGGGGGTGGTTACTATTGATGTGTCCGTTGTCATGTGCCCCAAATTCCTCGCACATAACTGTTACACCCTCCTAAAATTACTGAACCGCCAAAATAGTAAGGCGAATCCAGCAGGTGTATCCAAGGGGCATTCCTACACGCCCCAACCTTTATTTCTTTGGAATCAAGAAATCCGTTTTTCATGATTCAAAACGGAATCACTTTCTAATAATAATTGGAAATCAAGGATGCCAGAGTGTAGAGCAATCAATGCAAAAGGCAACGTATGTGGTCGTAGGTTGCCTGAAGAAAATCAGACAGGTGTTTGTAAAACACATCAGGCTGTAATTCAGAGGAAAGGTCCTCATACAGCAGCACGTGATGAACTTGAACGTATTCAACGTAAACAGATACGAGAATTTGATGCAAATTATGATGAACGACGGCGTATTCTTCAAGGAGAAGAACGTCATGTTCTAACTGAAGAATATCGAATTCAGAGAGCTACTATGCTTGCAACACATATGCGTCAAGCAACTGATTTAAATCGTACACAACGAGAGCAAGTTCGAGTTACAGGTGTAAATCCTGATGAAGCAGCTAGAGAAAGACAACGCCAACAGCAACAAGAACGACAAGATTTATTCTTTGCTAGACGCCTGCAACAACAAGAACAACAACGTATAGATAACCGAATCAATCATGTTATTAATAATGTAAATCTAAATAATATTGTTGGTCTAAGACTTGCTAACCATGAAGCAGCTGCAGCTCCTATTGGAGAACTAGCGCAATTTGCTAATGATCGTCAGAATGTTCATACAACTGAAGCAGTAAAAAAGGTTAAAGAAATTATTGAAAAAGTTTTGGAAGTTCCGGTTCCTGCAGAGCATAAATGGAATATTGCTGAATGTTCAAAAACTCCAGGTGAAATTATTTTGGAATGTAAACTTACTCCTAAAGCAGCATGGCAAATGTCTGCAATGTATTGTGCTGATTCTGAAATTTATGAAATGGGAAAAGGTATTTACGGACGAGTATTAGATTGTGTTTGGCAATTCATTCTAAAATCTGAACATAAAGAAGATTTGTGTCGTATTCTAAAATCAGAATTGCAAGATAATATTGGGATGTGTGCACAAGGAAATCTTTCAAGACTAGCAAATATTCTAGCAGGATACATGGATGGTGTTAAATCACAAGAATCACTAAGTGAAATTCTTGGGAGAGAATTACCTCCACTAATGGAAATTGAAGATGCTGGTCTAAGAATGATTCAATTTATTGAAAAAATGCAAGAGAATAATGTTCCACCAAAAGATTGGATAGTATGGGCTGAACCATTATTTGATGGTTATCGAGTTAAACATGGAAGTCATTCTATGCTAGAACTAGTTGAAATCTAAGTATACATTGTTCTCCAAGATTCAATATTCTTCTTATCAAGATCTATCAATAATTTTTTAACTATACTTTCATTAAGAGTCATAGGAAGTTGAAAATCCATATAGAATTTATAATCTTTCATGCTAGGATGCTTAGCAACTCTTAGCATATTAAGACGAGTCATCATAGTTTCAACAGTTCTAATTAAAGTTCTAACACCTTTTTCATCTTTAGAATATTCAGAAATTAAATAACTTATTGCATCATCTTTCAAAACAAGTTGTTCTGAATCAAACATTAAAGTTTTAAGAAGTTGATTCCAAATATAATCTTTCAAAATAACTTTCTTATCTGTTTCAGAATATCCACTACAATTAATTACAGTCATACGATCTCTTAAAATAGGATGAACTTTTTCAATATCATTAAATGAGAATACAAATATACATTGAGATAAATCAAAATCTATACCAGAGAAATATCTATCATGAAATTGAGTATTTTGTGATCTATCAGTCATATGAATCATCATACTAATAATTTCTTCACCATGAGGTGTTCCTGAAACTTTATCAAGTTCATCAAAATATATAACAGGATTCATAACTTTAGTTCGCATTAGAGAATCAGCAATACGTCCCCAAATAGAACCTTCATAAGTATATGAATGACCAACAAAACTAGAAATATCTGAAGCACCACCAAGAGAGAAGAATTCAAATGGACGTTTTAAGACTTGGGCGATAGCATTACGCGCAAAGGAAGTTTTACCAACACCAGGAGGACCAGCTAAAGCAATAACATTACCAACAGAAGAAGGATTTACAATAAGTTGGGCAATGATTTGCATGATTTGAATTTTAGCAGGATTCATACCATAAATAGTTTTATCCATTTCAGTTCTTGCTTTAATCATAAAATCAGTACACTTTTCTTGACCATCCATAATAGAAACAGGAAGAGGGATATAAGTTCCAAAAGGAATACGAAAGAAAGCGTCCATCCATGATTTTAATTTATAAGATTCACCATTATCAGTCATTTCAGCAAGGCTATTAAGTTTTTTAATAATTATAGATTTAGTATAATCAGGAATAGGCATTTTTAATACTTTAAATTTATTAGGAGTTTCACCTTCATCTAAATCAATTGAATTAATTTTTTTAATTAGATCAAGTAATTCATTTCTTTGAACAGGTTTTTGTTTTCTTAGATAATCTTCTTCTGATCTAGATAATCCTTTAGGTAATTCAAATGAATCTTTACGTCTAGGAGGATTTTTCTTCTTTGCTTGTTGATTAAATAAATTTACTTGTTCATAAGGTTTTAAAGTTTTTTTCTTAATTAGAATTTCGAAATCTGCATCAGAATCATCAGAAGAAGGAACATATTCACTATCATCATCATATTCAGGATCATAATCTGAATCATCTTTATTCAAAATTAGAATTGTAGATTCATCTTTTGGAGGAGACTTTAGAGTATCATCATCAACCCATAAAGTTCCATCATTATTATTACTTTTTTTAGGAGGGGGTGCGCTATCGCCTAGGTCACCTGAACATGCTCTACTTTTAGCATTTCCTCGCACTGGTCTTTTTGGCATCCTTGTTTTTCTTTAGAAAATTAATTTGATCAATTTCATTTTCTATGAAAGATAACAATGAGTTCAATAACATTAAAAAAAGCATATCCAGAAGGATATCCAAATGACGCTGTAGAATTATTAAAATCTATGTCGTTTACGGATGGAAAAGAAGTGAATGTAGTTGGAAGTATGTCTTTGCGTTCACAAATATATGCAGGGGACTATGATGCATATGAAAAAGTTTCTTTTAAAGGAACTAAAACTTTAATTGTAAAAAGATTAGTTAATAAATTCAAATCAATAATAAAATCAATTCATAAATTTCCTTTAACTTATCTAGGTGATATTAAATCAGGATCAGTTGAAGAATGGCGAATTATAAATAGACCATATAATCAAGAAAAATCTATTAAAAAATTAGAAGAATTATATAAATTAAAAATTATTTCAAGAAAAGAATATGAAGAAGGAAAAAAAAGATTTATTAAGAATCCATCAGAATTAGATTTATTATTATTAGAACAAGATTTTAGACCAAATATTATTAGATGGAAAGTATGGGAAGTTTTAAAAGGATATAAGATTTTAAAAGATGGAAGAAAATTTACATTGGAAGAAGCGTTTCAAACACCTACAATAACAAAATTAGATATAATGTCGTGGGTTCAAAATAATAGATTTACAGATTTTTCAATGATATATGAATTTAATATAAATGGAGAAACATTAAATCCAGGAATAAAAGATTTTGAAACATCTATTTTAGAAAATATTTATGTTTTACATTCTGAGAAAAAATATTATAAAATGTCTAAACGATTATTTTCATTAGCAAAATATAAAAATAATACAGATATATTAGAAATATTAACACCTTTATTTAATGGAGATTTAGGTAGATTATATATTGTATATGGTGATATAGGAACAATTGAAGATTTATTTGAATATGAAAATAATTTACCTTATTCTAAATTAGAATTAGAATTTGATCAATTTAAAGGAAGATTATCAAATATAACTTTACCTGATTATATTAAAAAAGAAAAATCTATGTTTGAAAATATTGATACATTAGTAAGAATTGAAAAATTACCAACAAATAAATCTAGAATTCTAAATTTACTTGGTGAATTAAAATCAGATTTATTAGAAATACTTTCAAAATATACAGAGAAATTTTTGAAAGAGAAAAAGATATTTCCTAGATTTTAAGGTCCACTTCTTACACCATCACCACTAAAAGCATTTCCAGAACAAGTTTTACATTTAAATCTTCCATTTAAGAAAGTTAATCTAAACCCTCCACCATATTTTTCATATGAAAGACCAGTTTTATCTGTTATATTTTTTGGATCAGTAATAGTTTGATTTTTAGGATCTGCATAAACAACTCTTTCTTTTTTTAATCGAGTATAATCAGAAGAATCACGCAAAGATAATGGATTAAAAGGATATCCTACTACATCTGTAGTATTTGCACTTTGAGAACTCATTTTATACTTATAATAAGTAAAGATGTTTAAGGGAAAACAAATAATATTATTTTTACTATTTTGTTTGATAGCGTTTGCAATATCAAACAAACATAATATAATAAAAGAATATCTTACTAATCCACCACCAACATTAAGTAGTTTAGAAAGTGACGTTGAAACAATGAAAACACAACTTGATAGTTTAAGAAAAGAAGTTAAAGATATGAAAGATCAAGCACAAGCTGGGGCATCACAAGCTAGTGTAGCAAAAGCGTCTATATCAGCTATGAAGAATTCTTAGACCACCATGTAATATCAAAATAAGGAGGAGTAGGACCAATACCTTGTTCTGAAGGATCAGGAGAAGGTGTTTTTGTCATTGCTGATTTAATATCAGCAGCGGTTAGAACACGAGGATAATATTCAATAGAAGCAACTTTACCATCAAAACCACCACCAATACCAGTATGAACTGTATCATCATTTTGACGAGGAACTTGAACTAATGTACGATAAGTATGAATTAATCCATTAATATAAACTTCTACATTATCTTGGTCAATTACAATACCTACATGTAACCATTTCTTTGCAGGAATATTAGAAATAGGAATAATTTCAGTAGCACCAAAAGTATCAATTTTAACTAATAAAGAATTAGTATTACCATCAATTACTAGAGCAGGACACATAGAAGATAAATCAGTAGGTCCTTTAGTAAATATAACTCTTTGTTCGCCATATCTATAAGCAAAATCATCTATTTTTACCCAACAAGTGAATGATAATGATAAACCTTCTTTTTCATTAAAAGATTTAGGTAGAGATGTTTTACTATTAAATGTTCTTCGTCCATCTTCAATATGAGGTTGAATATTTACAGAATTCATAGGTAAATGTTTAACAACATAATAAACTATTGCTATAACAACTAATGTAACAATGACAATTCCTGATATACTTGTTGAAGATTCTTCCATTATTATTAACTAAATAAATAATAAAATGAAACATAAAGATGCGATATCGAAATGGATAGGATCAATAAATTGGAAAATAGGTAATTTTTCTTTTCTACCTATTTTTTTTGGAACTATCATGGCTTTAATTGATATTGGTATGATGACAACTGCAAAGTTAGTATCAACAGGTAAAATAACAGAAGGATTTGGAACTTTACTTGGAATTGGATTATACGCTCCACAAGTTCTTGTATTTATTAGAGCTATGGACTATGAAGGTATGGCTGTAACAAATTTAATTTGGAATATGATTAGTGATATTATTGTTACATTAGAAGGTGTAATTATGTTTAAAGAATCAATTAAGGGTATGAGATGGTTAGGTATTATTATGAGTATATTTTCTCTAGGTCTTTTAGCTTATACGGAAGATTAAAACGGATTCAGATATTCAAATAATATTAATATTATGGAGACATTTGAAATTCTTGCATTTGAATATCAAGATTTGTATGATGGAGAAGATACAAATCTTTCTAATGTTATAGAAAAATTTGTAGCGTTTTACAAATTGTATTTCATTAATTATGAAACACCAAAAGAATCTATATCATTTACTAGTGGTAAATCATTTATTTCTTATAGCGATAAAAGCGGAGGTGATAAACCTATTATGTTAATGCTTATAGGTAAATTAAATGAAACTTTAATTAATGAAATTAAATTAGAAATTGAAAAGTTATACAATTAGAAAGCGTATTCTTGAACTTCTTTACCTAAAGCGTCATAAACGCCAAATTTAACTGAATATCCTGTAGCGGAAGAAGTATTTTCTGTTCCAGAATCGTTTCTACATGAAGTTCCTTTATTAAAGAAAGACATAGCATCACCAGGAGTTAACATTCTTGAGAAATGATAGAAGTTACATATCTTTCCTGAAAATCCACCATCAGAAGTTAAATTAATATCACCTGTAGCAGGTTTAGGAACACCAGATAAAAAGCAAGATTTAACTAAATTACCATTAATATATACATCTAAATTACGACCAAATACACTTACTGAAACAGAGAACCAAGATTGAAGAGGAATATCAGGAACTTCACAAACAAAAACATCATCAGTAGAACCTGAGTTATTAGCAGGAGCAGGTTCAGTTTTAGATGATCCACCTTCAGTTGTAGGGAATACTGAAACACTGATTTTCATTGAATTATCAGTAGGATGTAATGAAATATGAGGATTATGAATAGAAGGATTTGTAGGATCAGGACGTTTTACAATACTTTTTTCTTTACCAAATCCATAATTCCAATCTTTTACAAACATCCACCATTGCATAGAATATGCACCATCTTGTTGTGATGATAAAGGAGCTTTACTTCCTTGTATAGATGAACTTGTTTGTGCTGCTCTACCATTAGGTAAAAAATCACCTGAAGATGATGTATCCATAAAATAACTAGATAATTTTGATAATAAAGTTGGATTTGTTGGTGGTTGGTTACTTCCTAATGGATTAGGAGATACTGGTCCTGAAGATGATGGAGGAGGAGGAGGAGGTGCTTCAGCTTTAGAAAATACTTTTCCATCAGTTAATATTTTAGTCCAATCATTAGGTGTAGCAAAATCCCATATAAGAATTCCTGCAAAAATAACAGCAATAACACCAACAAGTATACTAATTATTCTAAACATATTACTACTAGATGTTGCAGTAGAAATTTGAGTATTTGCTGTTTTTGCTATACCTGCAGCTGTATTGGCTAATCCTTGAACATAATCACCTGTAAATGTTGCTTTAGACATATCTAAACCAGGTGCTGCTATTGGTTGTGGTTTTGAAGATCCTGCTCCCATTTGTTAAAAAGCACGAAGTAAAAAACGGACAACTTTAACAGAATGATGTCGAATAAAACAATGTATTGTAATAACTGTGGGGAAGGTGGGCATGTATTTAGATCATGTAAAGAACCTATTACATCTTATGGTCTTCTTCTTTTACGTGGACAATTTGAACCTTTAAATTTGCCCGCTGACCCGAATAAACTAAGTGTAGTCATGGTTAAGCGTAAAGATAGTATGACTTATATGGAATTTATTAGAGGAAAATATGAACCTTTGAATCTACTTTATGTAAGTAAATTGATTAGAAATATGACTAAACAAGAACAAGAATTAATTATAAATGAACCATTTGATAAATTATGGACACGATTATGGGGTATCGGGCGAGATACTAAATCATTAGAATATGAAGATTCACTTAATAAATATAATTCACTTGATAGAAAAAAAATAGTTAATGAAAATAGAACAATATTTACAGAGCCTGAATGGGGATTTCCAAAAGGACGAAGATCTAAAGGTGAAACTGATCTTGAATGTGGTATTCGAGAATTTTATGAAGAAACAAATATTCCTGAAAGTTCATATGAAATTGTAAAAGACTTTTCTTTAACAGAAACTTTTATAGCAACAAATGAGGTTACATATAGACATACATATTTTATAGCGTTACTAAAAAGTTCTAAAAATTTTGATTTGACTGAAAGATTAACTTCTATGCAACGCAGGGAAGTATCTGCTGTTGAATGGAAGACATTAAAAGAATGTAAGAATATTACTCGTCCTCATTATGAAGAGCGTAAAAAACTTATTGAAAGGTTAGAAAAAGAAGTAAAAATTTATAAACCAAAACTATAATGGATTGGGGAAGTTTTGGAAAATCAGCAGCAGTAGTAGGTGGTATAATGTTATCTGCTGGTGCTGGTATAACCTATTTTTCATCAGGGTTTTTATGTAGTAAATGGAGTAATTTAGAATGGCCATTTATTTCAGGATTAATTTTATCAGTAATTTCTATTATTGTTTATGGAATTAGTAGATATTTTGAATTTGTAAGAAATCCTGTAATAGAATATTTTAAATCTTATTTACCTGATATAGCAAATATTTTTGGATTATGGTGGATAGTATTTTTCTTAGGTATTATGCCTGCAACTGTATATATTGTAATGTTTGCAGAAAAGAAAGTATGTAATCCTGATTTAAATGAAATGACTGAATTTAAAAAGAAATTAATTGCAGAATTACATGCAAAAGAATTAGAAAAAGAAAAGAAAGTTTAATGCCGTCTCTTAGTTTTTTTAGATTTTTTAGATTTTTTAGATTTTTTAGTTTTTCTTTTTCTTTTTCCGCCAGGCATACCTTGAGGTTCATCAGAAAGTTCAATAACTTTTAAAGTTGCATATGGATGTGTACCAAAGAATGTAAAATTTGGTATATTAGAAGTACCTGGAACATTAACTAATGTACCATCTTTTTTCAATTTTTGGAAAAAAAATCCTTCATCTCCATTAACAGACATAAAATATGTTGGATTATCTGAAGATAAAAGGCTTGTTTGCTGACCTGGTTTTATTTTAAATCGTTTTCCTTGCGCTACATCTTTTAATAAAGTATCTGATGATGTTATTCCTATTGGATCATTAGATAATACAAGAGGATTTCCTGTTTCTTGTTGTGGTAACAAACTAAATGGTGCTCGTGGTATTAAGGGTGATGAAGGATCTTCCATATTATACTTCAATCTAGAAATTATGTCCTAAACTATAAGAAACTCCAAGATAAGAAACAACAGCAAAAGCAAACATCCACCACCAAATAGGAAATATAGTAGATTCTTTATTAGCAACACCGAAAGGTCGAACTCGACCTTTTTCTCCAAAAGCAACAGAAGGTTTTATATATAGAAATCCTGCTACTAAGAAGAGGTAAAATGCTATCATCCATAATTTAGGGTTTTTGCGCAATACTTCTTCCATTATCAATTCCTCGCCAAAAATAATGGAGCAACCAGAACCAAAATTATATGTCCTTCCAAATCGTAAAGCTTTTTCAGATTCTATTACCAGAATCTTTATCAAATCTAATTATCGTGAAACTGATAAAGACCCTTTGGATGTCCAAGAAGATTTGTGTAGAAAAAGAGGTGGTCCTTCAAACACAAAAGAATTATTTTCTTATCAAAAACTTGTAAGAGATTATTTATTAATTGAAACTCCTTACCGTGGTTTATTATTATATCATGGTTTAGGTTCAGGTAAAACTTGCTCTTCTATTGCAGTAGCGGAATCATTAATGACTACTAAAAAAGTATTTGTAATGTTACCTGCATCTTTACAAGAAAATTATAGAGGAGAAATTCGTAAATGTGGAGATCCTATTTATGCATTTGAACAGCATTGGGAAGTAAGACCTTTAAGAAATGAAGGTGATAGAGAAGATGCTAAAAAAATGGGAATTACACAAGGATTTTTAGATTCTCATGGAAAATTTTATGTAACTATACCTGATCGTGCACCTAATTTTAAATCTTTATCTGGTGAAATTCAAAAAGGTATTAGACAACAAATTGATGATATATTAGATTCAAGATTTACATTTATAAATTATAATGGTTTATCATCAACAAATGTAGATAAAATATTACCTCCTGATCAACCACATATGTTTGATGATTCAGTAGTAATTATTGATGAAGCACATAATTTAATTGGAAGTGTTGTATCAGAACGTCTCATAAAAATGAAATTATATGATATGATTTATAAAGCAAAAAATACTAAGATAGTATGTTTATCAGGAACACCTGTTATTAATAGACCTAATGAAATTGCTTTTTTAATGAATCTATTAAGAGGACCTATAACAAGAATAAGTATACCTACAAAATCTGCAATGACATGGGATGAATCATTAATGACTGCATATTTCAGATCTTTAAAAGATGTTGATACAATAGAATATAATTCAGTAAAAAGAACATTTTTATTAACAAGAAATCCTCCTTATTTTGAAAGTACTTATAATGATAAAGGTGATAGATTAGCAGTAAGATTTAATAAAGAATTTGTTCAAGAACCTGATTTAAAAGTTTGGGTAGCAGGATGGAAATCTAAATTTGAAGAAAAGTTTCCAGGAGTGGAATTAGCTGAACCTGAAAAAATGGTAGTTGAAGATTTAGAATGTTTACCTACAGATTTTGAAGATTTTATGAATACATTCGTTGATGGTTTATCTGTTAAAAATCCTTTGATGTTTGGAAGAAGAATTCAAGGATTAGTATCATATTTTAAAGGCGCAGATGATAGATTATTACCTAAACGATTAGATGAAGAATCTACATTAGTAAAAGTTCCTATGACTGATGAACAATTTTTACGTTATTTGGAATCAAGATGGGAAGAAATACAAAGAGAAGCAAAACAAAAAAGAATGAAATCAGATTTAGATTCAGATTTTGGTTCTTTTAGAATGACTTCTCGTATGGTATGTAATTACGCTATTCCACCTGAACTTAAATTTAAATTAGATCCTGAAGAATCAGAAGAAACTTTAAATTCTAAACCTGAAAAAGAAGATAAATCTAAAATTTTGGAAATTATGAAAAAATCTCCTGAAAAATATCTTGTAGAAGAAGTCTTAGATAAATTTTCACCTAAAATGGCTCGTATGCTGAAAGATATTAAAACAAATGTTGTAGGATATAGAAATCAATTTATTTATTCACAATATAAGACTTTGGAAGGACTAGGTATATTTGGGGCAGTCTTAGAAGCAAATGGTTTTCAACATTATAAATTAATTAAGAAAGCAGGTGAATGGACAGAAGATCCATCAATGGAAGAAGGTAAACCTTCATTTGCTATGTATATTGGTGGAAATGAAGAAGAACGTGAATTATATAGACAAATATTTAATCAAGATTATTCTGATACTTTTCCTGAATCTTTAAAAACAGAAGTTAAATCTAAACCTCATAAATTATGTGTTTTTATGGCATCTTCTGCTGGTGCTGAAGGTATTACTTTGGCTGATGTTCGTAATGTATATATTATGGAAGCATATTGGAATCCTGCACGTATAGATCAAGTTATTGGTCGTGCTATTCGTATTTGTTCTCACGCTAAATTAGAAATACCTGAACGTACTGTTAAAGTTCAATTATATCTTTCAACATTTACTGAAAAACAATTAACTTCAACAGAAGGTCCAAATATAGTATCTATTCGTAGAAATGATATGTCTTTAAGACGATATGAAGGTGGTGAACCCGTTCAAGCATTTATGTCTTCTGATGAATATTTGTATGAAGTCTCATATCGCAAATCTAGAATTATCAAGAACATTTCTCTTATTCTAAAACAATCAGCAATAGATTGTGAAATACATAGAAAACTACATTCTAAGGAACAACCTGTAATACAATGTATGCGATTTGATACTACATCCAAATCTGAAGACTTGGCGTTTAAACCATTTTTTAAAGCAGATGAGAAAGATACTTTGTATCTAAGAAATATACAACGTAAATCACGTAGATTACAAAAAATAAGAATTAAAGGAATAATGTTTATATTAGATCCTGATACATTAGAATTATTTGATTTTATGGCATTTGAAGATACTCGTAGATTATTAAGAATTGGAATACAAACATCAAAAGAAGAACTTAAATTTTTTACCTCTGTAGTATTATAAATGGCAAATCCACCAGATAATTTTACAATTCAGCAGGTATTAAGCCAAGATAATATTGATCCCGGAACTTATTCAGTACCTTCTCAAAATATAGCTTATAATGCAGTATTACCTAGTAATTCTGGAAATTTTACATTGAATAAAAGATTAAATGGAATTGGCCATGATTATTTAGATGATACAGGTGTATATAATAAATTAAAAAACAATAAAGATATAAATCCTCAACCATTTCCTCAAACAGTTTATACTCCTAATTTTCATCATCCAAGACAAGTTGGTACATCAAAAATAAGAAGAACAGCTTCAGAATGGACAGCATATAAATTATTTTTAGCCAGTAGTAATTATGCACAGAGTCAACTTGGTAATAGAACAGTTATTTTATCAAGAAAATTATGTAATTGTAATTCTCCAAATTACCAAAATGTTAAAAAACAAGGTCTATGTCCTAGTTGCTTAAAATAAGACTTTCATTATCTTAACTATTAAATAACAAGATGACAGGAGGATTAATGCAATTAGTTGGTAAAGGAGCACAAGATCATCTTGTGATAGGAAATCCATCCTTTACTCACTTTCGTAACATGTATAAACGGCATACAGATTTTGCTATGGAGCATTTTAGATTAGTATGGAAAACAACAAATTTATCTATACCTGCAAATGGTAATTTAACTTTAAGAACAAAAGTTGAAAGATTTGCACAATTATTAAATGATTGTTATTTAAGTGTAGATTTACCTCCAATATTTTCAGGTCTTTATCCTGGAACAACAAAACCATATGAATTTCAATGGATACCAAATATTGGATATAATATGATTAATTATGTTTCAGTATTAATTAATGGTCAAGAAGTAGTAAGACATACAGGTGAATGGATGAAACTTTATACTGTATTAACGTTTAATGGAACTAAACGAGAAATTTTAAATAATTTAATAGGAAATTTACCTGAATTATATGATCCATCTAATGCATTTGGAAGAAATAATTCATATCCACATTCCATTTCAACATCTCAAGATTTAGCAGAACCATCTATACAAGGAAAAACATTAACTATTCCATTACATTTTTGGTTTTGTGAAAATGTTGGTGCTGCATTACCATTAATTGCACTTCAACATTCAGAAGTTGAAATAGTAGTTGAATTTACAAATATGTATAATATGTTTACAGTCTTAGATCAACAAGATAATCGTATTGCTCCTACACCTGATTTATATCCGATGAATTTATTTTTAAGTCCTCCATTAAAAGATAATTCAGGACCATCAAATCCTTATTTATCATTATGGTCAACAAATTCATTTATTGAAGCAAATTATATTTTCTTAACGGATACTGAAATGGCTCATATAGCAAAAACAGATCATTCATTTTTAATAACACAAATAAATATGGTTTTAAGAGAAGGACAATATGGACCATCGAATGATATGGAATTACATTTAAGAAATTTATGTACAAGAGTAGTTTGGGTAGCACAAAGATCAGATAGAGCAGCGTTAAATGATGTAGATAATTATACAAATTGGGAAAATCCTAAAATAAGACCTACATCAGGAACAGGTGTTCCATATTCATCAGGATTAGTATTACCTGCAAATGTATCTCAACGTGATATTCTTTTAGAATCAAATATAGTTATTGATGGTAAAGATAGATTTACTGCAAAACAAACTGAATTCTTTTCAAATATTCAAAATTATCGTCATCATCAAGGAACAACAATAATAGAATTTCCTGGTCTTTATTCATATTCATTTGCATTAGATCATGGAACAAATCAACCTTCAGGACATATTAATGGATCAATGTTTAATAAAACTATTTTGAGAAATACTTATGTTCAACCTCCATTAGCATTAATAGGAAATAGTAATGCGCCAACATCATATTGTATTTTAAAATCAACAGCAACAAACCCTCGTCCTACAAGAGTAAATCCTAATGCAGTTGATGTTAATGGAAGACCTCTATATTCACCAAACGATATAGTAAGAATTATTTCAAAGACCGATGCGAATACGTTAGCGTATACATATACTGTTCGTGCATATACAGAATCTTATAATTATCTACGAGTTATTGGAGGCGTCGCAAATGTCGTGTTTTCTTCATAATAAGAGATGAGTACAGGAATTAATATAAAATCAGCTTCATATGGAGTAGGTTCAACTAATGTAGATGTTACATCACAAGTTACATCTAAATTATTAGACGGAGCACTTAATTTACCAGTTACCCCAGCAGCATTAGGTATAGATGATCCTGCTCCAGGTCAATTAAAGACATTAACAATACAATATTCTATTAATGGTGGAAATATAAATTCAATTGTAGAAAAAGATGGAGGAACAGCAATAATTTCTGCTCCATCAGAAAGAGTAGCGTCAGGATTACAAATTACAAAAGCAGAATATGGTTATCCTGGTAATTATCAAGATGTAACAGACGCAGTTCAAAATTATTTGAAATCTGATGGTTCTATAAATTTAAAAGTTGGATTTAAAGAAGTAGGTTTACCTGATCCAAATCCTGCAAAACAAAAACAACTTAATGTAGAATATACTGTAAACGATAGTAAAAATACTAAGACATTGAAAGATGGAGAAACATGGAAAATGAGTGCTCCACCTAATGTACATAATAAAAAAACAAAAGCATCTGATTTTGTTACATCAGTTATAGGTTCATTTGTATCAGGAGTTTTTAAATTTATAGGGTTATATATATTCTTTTTATCAATGTATACAGTAGTTGATTACGGTGTATCATTTAATGCGAGATTTGGTAAAAATATTTCAGAAATATTATGGTATGCTATAGGATTAATTCCATTTAGTTCATTATGGTTAGTTCCAATTATAAACTTCTTTTTAATTTTATTTAATGGTGGAAGTATATACGCTTCATAATAATATTTAAACCTAATCTGCTGTTAAAAAACAAATGAGTGAGCAGTGGAAGCAGTTATTTGATATGGCATATTTACGCAAAAATATAGTTGAAGAATTAGTAATATCTTCTAATTCTATGGAAGAAGAAGATACTATGGATTATGTATGGAAACAATACAATGAAAAATATAAAACTATGTTAGAAGTTCCAGAACTAAAAAAATTGGTAACCCCCTATTCTCTTTTCTTTTGTTTAGGTTGTAATTCTTTTTTTAGAGAAGTTTTTCCCAATTGCTCTATTGAGTTTACGGAGGAAGAACAAGCCCCTTAAACTTCCCAACGCCCACGAAGCCTACAGCCACATCGCGGCCCTCCTGCTCCTCGTAGACGTTTCCTGAGATTTTGCTGACGGCATAAGTCTTGCCTTTAAAGTCAACTTCCATCAGGTCCTCGTCTTCCTGAGCTTCAGGTTCAGGCGTCTCCTTCTCATCCGAGGGACACTTTCCGCAGTTGCATTCGGGAAGGTTTCCACCACCCCCAGGCATCTTTTGGTCACCCTTTTTTACAGCCTCAAGGAGATGGGCGAGAGGGCAAGAAGGAGGAGGAGCAGCGCCACCGCTCTTCACAGTCTTTGCGAAGTTGCGTGCGTGGTCAGCAAGACCCTGTTCGTTGTAGTCCTTGTCGGAAAGTCCCTCGATGTACTCGTTTTGGAACTTCTTCTTGAACTCGTCAGTGATCTGCATACCCTCCGCCTCAAGCGCCTTCGCAAGCTGCCCTGAAATCACAGGAGACATCTTCTTGATGCGCTTCTCGCGCTTCGCAGGCTTCTCCTCCTTCACAGCCTTCTTCTCATCCTTCTTGGCAGGTGCCTCCTCCTTCTTCTTTGCAGGAGCGGGAGCAGACGTCTTAAGCATCTTCTCCAGCTTGGTCTTCTCTTTTGCGATCTTTGCCTCGTGAGCTGCTTTGTCCTTGTAATCGCCCTTCTCAAGTTTCTTCTCCCAAAGTTCGATGTTGTGACGAGTCTTCTTCACAGCCTCGTCCTCCTCAGGAGCGTCACCGTCTCCAGCCTCCTCCTTTGCTGCACCGCCCTTCTTGGGTTTAGGAGCAAGAGAAGCAAGAAACTCCTCAACCTGATCCGCAACAACCTCCATTGCCTCATCAGGATCAAACCCAAACTCCTCGCTGAGTGCCTCAACAATTGCGTATAGCTTCTTGTCTGCCATTTGCGTTGTTTCCTTTGTGCGCCGTGCAACTTATTCTTTTGGAATTAAATAATCCGTTTTTAACCAAATAATAATTGTTTTAAAGTTTTTGATTTAGTATCAAAATTTGAATAATTTGTAGTAGTTGTTTTAGACATACCAGAATTTTGTAACATATTCGATAATTTACTTATTTTACTAACATTCCAACTACTAATATCGTGATTAAATTTTGTAGCTTCGTGGAACATATAACTTGTATCTTTAAGAGAAGTTGTAATCCATTTAGTACCATCAAAATTATCAAAATTTGAAGTAGAGTATTCAAACATACCAGACATATTTGTTACTTTAGAAACATCCCATTTAGAAATATTTTGATCAAATTTTGTAATAAAAAACATACCAGACATATTTGTTACTTTAGAAACATCCCAATTAGAAATATCAATATTAAATAATATAGCACTATTAAACATACCAGACATATTTGTTACACTAGAAGTATCCCATCCACTAATATCTTGATTAAATGCGTTTGCACATGAAAACATATTAGACATATCAGTTACTTTAGATGTTTTCCATCCACTAATATCTTGATTAAAATTTATAGCTCCATAAAACATATTAGACATAGTAGTAACCGACCTAGTATCTAAATTTAAAATACCATTAAAATTCATATTATTATAAAACATATAACTCATATCTTTAATAATTGAATTATCATCTATTAATCCTGTTCCAGTAAATAAGTTAGCATTTACGAACATAGCGCGCATATTAGTAATATTAATACATTCAACAATGTTTGTAATATAATTTCTACTATCTGTGGTAGGAGGATTCATATAATATTTTCTTTTAGAATCATAAACTAATGAAAAAGGTGTTCCAGGTTTATAAGTTATAGTAATAGTATAAGAACCTGGAGTTGTATATGTATGACCTACTTTATTAGAATTATTATTTCCTTTTATAGTTGATGTAGGATCATTCCAATCAATATAACTAATCGAACTAGTTGAAAGAGGAAGAGTTATTGTTTCAGGAGTAGCAGTAGTTTTTATTAGAAATGATAAAACACTAAACGATTTAGACAATGAAAATCCTGAACGTAATTTATATGTTAATTTTAATGAAACATTTAATTTGGTTGTATTTGAATAAGCTAATAAATATAATGACATATCTTTAAGCCAACTAGTAGGTATAGTAAAAGGAGTCACTTTGTAATCACAAAAATCAGAAGCATATAAAGGAATTTGTTTGGAGTTATTAACAGGTATTGCTCTTGTATTCACAAGAGTTCCAGTTCCATCAATTTTATCATTCAATATAATACTTAAGTTTGAAGGAACTGTATCTCCATTAACTATATATCTAAAAGTAAGCCCATCTTTTAGTTCAGAAAAAAGAGGGATAATAACATCTTGTTTGATACCAGCATGTCGTTGACTATTAACAAAATTTTTCTTTAACATAGATAGTTTTAAAGGAAAATTTAAAAGGGGCATTTTATATTATATTAACCAAAATATAACATCATATCAGAATACCATTTATGAGGATCATATTTTTCATATGAAATCATTTTTTTAGTAAATCCATCCATTTGTTCTTGAGTTTTATCTGTAAGAATTTGTAGAGCATACATAACAAGTTCAATTTCATCAATTAGATAATCCATGATTTTTTTTGCAGGACAATCAAAAGGATACATACCAGTTTGATACAAATGACATAATCCCATAATACTCCTTCGATAATTCACATGATGAGTCATAATAACATGTTTATAATATTTTAGAAATACTTCTAGAACTAGAGAATTATATTCTTTAGTTTTACTGATAAGATTTGCCATTTCTTTATGCGTATAAGTCCATAAATTGAAGATATTACCATTTTGATCATAATATTTAGGATATTCTGATAGTTTAGTCATACAACTACAATCTTGTCCGTATGTAAGATCCCAAATAATATTTCGACGAATATCTTGAATATAATTAGGATGTTGTTTAATGAATTGACGAAATGCTGGAACAAGTTCACGACCAGAAAATTCTTGAACTATAACTTTATTATCAGTATTAAAAGTTCGAATAGAGAAATATGAACAAATTTCATACCTTTCTTCTTCTGAAATATTTTTTGAAACAATAATAAATTCTATATTTTTATTTCTCCAAATATCAAAATAAGTATTTTTCATAAATGGTTTTAATTCCATATATTCCAAATACATATAAACAAACTCTGATGAATTATAATCAAAACCATTATCAAAATGAATGAGTCTCATAGTTCTCTCAGTTTGTTTTCGCATAAACCAAGGAAATAGTTGATTCTTATCATCATTAAAATCTTCAAGTTGTTGAACTTGATAAGGAAATGATCCAATACCAATATAAGTATATTGGCGTTCATCACTTGCGTGTTTTAGAAGTTGTCCGATAAAATCTAGCATTGTTTTGATCAAAACAATACTAGAAGGTTAATTCGTTTTTAATTAAATAAATAAGTATTGTGGTTTAACAAATGATTGAGATTTGTTATATACAGATAAATATTTAGTATTATCTGTACTACTCATTCCAGAATTTGTAAGCATACTGGTCATATAAATTAGTTTAGAAGTATTCCATTTAGAAATATCAGCATTAAAAGCTGTAGCTCCATTGAACATATTTTCTACAGTTGTTACATTAGAAGTATTCCATTTACCAATAGGCTGATTAAATGATCTAGCATTCTGAAACATACCACCCATATCAGTTACATTAGAAGTATTCCATTTAGAAATATCTTGATTAAACGCTGAAGCTCTATAAAACATACTGGTCATATAAATTAGTTTAGAAGTATTCCATTTAGAAATATCAGCATTAAAAACTGTAGCTCCAAAAAACATATAATGCATATCTGTTACTTTAGAAGTATTCCATTTAGAAATATCTTGATTAAATACTACAGCTCCATTAAACATACCACCCATATTAGTTACTTTAGAAGTATTCCATTTACCAATAGGTTGATTGAATAATTTAGCTCCAGTAAACATACCAGCCATATTCGTTACTTTAGATGTATTCCATTTAGAAATATCTTGATTAAATGCTTCAGCATTATAAAACATACCAGACATATTCGTTACTTTAGAAGTTTTCCAATTACCAATAGGTTGATTAAACGCTGAAGCTCCACTAAACATACCACCCATATTAGTTACTTTAGAAGTATTCCATCCACTAATATCTTGATTAAATGCTTCAGCATTATAAAACATAGCGGACATATTTGTTACTTTAGAAGTATCCCATTTAGCAACTTTATTTGTTTTTGAAACTGGAATTGTATTTATAGGTTTATTAAACTTTGAAGCTAAATAAAACATACCAGACATATCCGTTACTTTAGAAGTATCCCATCCACTAATATCTTGATTAAAATTTACAGCTGCATAAAACATAGCGGACATATTAGTTACATTTGTAATAGTTACAACTTCAGTTATAAACCTTCTAGAATCTGTATATGATGTATTATGAGAAAAAGGAGTTCCTTGTGTATAAGTTATAGTAATAGTATATGTTCCTGCTGTAGTATAAGTATGAGTAGTTTTGTCTGTTGAACCACTTGAATCTCCCCAACTAATTGAAACAATTTTTGTAGAATCAATTGGTGGAATTATAACTTGATTATCAGCAGTAGTAACTATTTTAAACGAAAAAATACTATTTAAAGGTACTTTAACAGTTGCTGATTTTAGTTTTTTTAATGTTAATGGAAATTTAAGTAATACCATTTATAACTATATTATATTTTATAAAATAAACTAGTTCTAGTTTAAGCAAATAAATCTTGTTTAGGATTTAATAATTGAGATTTGGTATATAAAGTTAAATATTTAGCATTATCTAATGTTTTTACCATCCCAGAACTTTTAAACATACCAGACATGTTTGTTACATTAGAAGTATTCCATCCACTAATATCTTGATTAAACGCTGAAGCTCCATTGAACATATAATTCATAACTGTTACATTAGAAGTATTCCATTTAGAAATATCAGCATTAAACACTGTAGCTCCATCAAACATATTAGACATATCTGTTACTTTAGAAGTATCCCAATTACCAATAGGTTGATTAAATTTTGAAGCCCCATCAAACATACCAGACATGTTTGTTACATTAGAAGTATTCCATTTAGAAATATCAGTATTAAACGCTGTAGCTCCATAAAACATACTATTCATATATGTTACGTTAGATGTATTCCATTTAGAAATATCTTGATTAAATACTAAAGCTCCATAAAACATACTAGACATATTTGTTACTTTAGAAGTATTCCATTTAGAAATATCAGCATTAAAAGCTGTAGCTCCATTAAACATACTAGCCATATTCGTTACTTTAGCAACATTCCATTTACCAATAGGTTGATTGAATAATTTAGCTGCAGCAAACATATAATACATATTCGTTACTTTAGAAGTATTCCATTTAGAAATATCAGCATTAAAAGCTGTAGCTCCATTAAACATACTAGTCATATTCGTTACTTTAGCAACATTCCATTTAGAAATATCAGCATTAAAAGTTGGAGCATTCTGAAACATACCAGACATATTCGTTACTTTAGAAGTTTTCCAATTACCAATAGGTTGATTAAACAATGAAGCTCTATTAAACATATAATACATATTCGTTACTTTAGATGTATTCCATCCACTAATATCTTGATTAAATGCTAAAGCTCCAGTAAACATACCAAACATATCTGTTACTTTAGAAGTATTCCATTTAGCAATTTTATTTGTTTTTGAAACTGGAATTGTATTTATAGGTTTATTAAACGCTAAAGCTTGACCAAACATACCAACCATATTCGTTACATTAGAAGTATTCCATCCACTAATATCTTGATTAAATGCTGAAGCTGCATAAAACATATTAGACATATCAGTTACTTTAGATGTATCCCATCCACCAATATCAGCATTAAAAGCTGTAGCTCCATAAAACATACATCGCATATTAGTTACATTTGTAATAGTTACAACTTCAGTCAAAAAATTTCTAGAATCTGTTAATAAATTAATACCTAAAAACGGAGTTCCTTGTGTATAGGTTATAGTAATAGTATATGTTCCTGCTGTAGTATAAGTATGAGTAGTTTTATCTGTTGAACCACTTGAATCTCCCCAACTAATTGAAACAATTTTTGTAGTATCAATTGGTGGAGTTATAACTTGATTAAGAGTTTTAGTAACTATTTTAAATGTAAAAATACTATTTAAAGGTACTTTAACAGTTGCTGATTTTAGTTTTTTTAATGTTAATGGAAATTTAAGTAATACCATTTATAACTATATTATATTA